AAAACAGAGTATCAGGAACAGATGAACGATATGCTAACTCCTTTTATCAGAGTTTCTAATGGTCATCGTCGTGTAATCATTGAGCATAACTCGAATCAGTATGAAGCCTTTCTTTCTGAGGACTATGAATTGGAAAATAATATATCTAATTATGAGAAAAACGAAAGAAAATATGAAACGACAATTTCTTTGGAAGTTTTTGCTTATTTGATCGGAGACGAGAAGAACGAAAAACGACCTCGTGTTGCCCGAAGGGAAAACGTAGTCGAGATACGTTTCGCGAGAGAAAGAATAGTTGTACAGGACGAAGACGGAGAATTCAGATTTTAAAGGAGTTTGTGGATAACGAACACTATTTATTAGAGAAAAAGTTCATAAATTTTGAGCTAGCTTATATTTAAGGAGCGTAAGAGTATGTCAGTCGATAAGTTTAAGTTTGTTTCGCCCGGAGTGTTCATCGATGAAATCGATGAATCTGGAATTCCAAAACTTCCCGAAAGAATGGGTCCGTTAGTCATTGGTCGTTTTAAGAAAGGACCCGGACTAAGACCGATAAAGGTAGATTCTTATAAAGAGTTCGCAAATTTGTTTGGCGAACCATCGCCGGGTAACGCTTCTGGCGACATTTGGCGCTCTGGCGAAATGTCTGCCCCTACATATGCTGCTTATGCTGTAAAAGCTTGGCTACGAAATAATTCACCTTGTACGGTATATCGAGTGCTTGGTGAAAACGCCAGCAACGCCGATACTACTGACGCAACAGCCGGATCCGGTTGGAAAACAGACCTCGATCTGAACGTTGCCCTCGCTAGCGCCGGCGGCGCGTATGGACTACTAGTATTTCCTTCGGCGTCGTCAGCCACACCGGTGACTGGTACTCTTGCTGCCGTGTGGTATATAAACGAAGGCTCCATCGTCTTGACTGGTTCATCGCGCCGATTCCAGGATAAGGCCACAGCAACAATGACAATAACCAATGCCGGCGAAATCAGAGCCAGCAATACAATTTCACTGGTGACGGCTGGAGGAGACACAGTTACAATTACTGGTCACGCATCTGCTAATGCTATGTCCGACACCGTTGGCGAATCACTGGCCGGTACATTTGCGGCTGACACGACAGTAGCCGGCGGATCCGCCAACAACATCATTCAAGCCACCGCCATCGCCGCCACTATCAACCTCCACGACGATTTTACTGCAACCAACGATGGCACCGCCGTTGTAACAATAACGCAGAACACCGGTGGCACCGCCGGCAATACGACCATTACTCTAGCCGACAACGGCAGCATTGGAGATATCTCTGAATAGATGACTCTAGTAAGCTTCACCGGCGGTACCGAGCTGATCCCCGAGGGCGCTAATAAACAAGGCGCCGGGATTCTGATTAAAAGTGATACAGGGCAAAAGTTCACAGCCAAAATATTAAATGGTTCCAACGTCGTTACAGATACTGCAACGTTTGATTTTAACAGAGATTCACAAACATTCATTAGAAAAGTGTTCAACACTGATCCCACACAAACTAATGGCGATATCGTCACAACGGCCGAAAAATATTGGCTTGGAGAGACATTCGAGTCAAACGTAAGCAGTGGCGAAAATTCAAAACTAAAAGAAAGTGGAGTTGAAGCTTCGAGCACCGCGGACCTCTTCGGTGTTATTGTCGGCCTAAAAGATGGCGGGGACGGATCCATTAACTGGAGAGATCGCATGCAACAAGCGCGCGCAGCGCAGACTGGCTGGTTTATTTCGCAGGATACCCGCGGCGCGACCACGGCATCTTTCGACCCCACACAGAATACCTCAGATTTGTTTAAATTTCACGCTTTAGACAGTGGAGAACAAGCGAATAGGGATTACAAAGTTTCTATTACAGATATTAAGGTACCAACCGACAACTACAACAAGTTTGGGAGTTTTACGGTTCAGGTGCGCAGCGCTTATGACCGCGACAGCGACCCTACGGTTCTAGAACAATACTCGAATTGTAGCTTGGATCCAACGTCTCCAAATTATATTTCCAGACTAGTTGGCGATCTATATTATACTTACGATTCGACAAACAAGAGAATCAGGGAACATGGAGATAACCCAAGTAGGTCAAAGATTCTTAGAGTGGAGGTCAGCGAAAAAGTAAAGGCTGGCTCTGCCGAGAGTCTTAATCCTTATGGAGTTAAAGGACCTTCTGTGCCGAAGACGGAAGCAATGTCTAACAGCAGCACAAGCCTTAACTGGGCCGTTGGTTCAGGCAGCATTCCGGTAGAAGTGATGGTTTCTGGTCACCCTTCTGGAGCGCTCCTGATTACTTCTGCGCTTACGGCGTCCATTGAGTGGCCAACCTCTCGACTCCGCAATTCTAGTTCGGAAGGGCAGATTAACCAACCATCGAAGGCATATTTTGGTTATCAAGCCAATATATTTGATAGTCGAAGATATGATCAAACCAACATTGATCTCAACCGAGGCCAGCCTGCAGGGCATGATCCAACTGGCCTATCAGCCACTTACCAACAATACTCGTGGGTGTTTACGCTTGATGATGTTAAACAGTCCACGTCAGACTCGACACATCACGTTTGGGTCTCCGGCTCTCGTGCCGACAACACATCGTGGACAGCCAAGTCAGGTAGTTCTTATATCTTGACCGGATCGGACACTGGCCTCAAGAAGTTCACTTCACCAATGTTTGGCGGTTTTGACGGATTCGACGTCACAGAGAAAGATCCTCTGAGAAACTCGTACATGTCGACGAGCACAGAGGTTGCAAATTCGACATATTACAGTCTCAAGAAAGCGATCGACCTCGCTGCCGATAAAGATTTCATTGAATTTGACTTGGCGACAATGCCAGGAATTACCAACGACAGCCTCAACAGTCGTTTACTCACGGCTTGTGAGGAAAGAGCAGATGCCTTGGCTGTCCTTGATGTGCGAGGGGGTTACAAACCACCTCACGAGAACAGCAGCGCAGAAACGGCAAATTTAGGCTCTGTTGAAGACACAGTTACTGTCCTAAAGGATTTGAATCTTAACTCAAGCTACGGGTGCACGTTCTATCCGTGGGTGAAAATCCGCGACGATGTGGCAAACTCGATTCTTTATGTGCCACCTTCCGTTGTCGCTCTAGGCACAATGTCTAGTGCCCAGCGTAAGTCAGCAGTTTGGTTCGCCCCTGCTGGATTTACTAGAGGCGGCTTGAGCGAAGGTTCCGCAGGCCTGCCTGTGCTTGGAGTGAGAGAGCGTCTCACTTCGGCCGAGAGAGATAGGCTTTATGATGCCAACATCAATCCAATCGCGTCGTTCCCATCAGAGGGAATCGTGGTCTTCGGTCAAAAGACCTTACAAGTTACTAGATCTTCATTGGATAGAATTAATGTGAGAAGACTCCTTATCTATCTTAAGAAAGAGATCTCAAGAATTGCTTCAAGACTTCTCTTTGACCAAAACGTACAGCAAACTTGGGATAGATTTACCGGTCAGGTGATTCCTTTCCTCGAAGGTGTACAAGCTGGCTTGGGTCTAACCGACTTTAGGGTTATATTAGATGACAGCACCACAACGCCTGATTTGGTGGATAGGAACATCATGTACGCAAAGATTCTCTTGAAGCCTGCCAGAGCAATTGAATTTATCGCTCTAGACTTTATTATTACAAGAAGCGGAGCTTCATTTGACGATTAAAAAATAATTTGAACACACTACTTATTAGTGCACACAGGAGATTAAATAGATGCCATTCTTTTCAGATACAGGGCCCGGAGGATTCCAACCCAAAAGAGCTTTTAGGTTCTTGGTTACTTTTTCGGAGCTTTCAGATTTAACTTTCATGGTTAAAAACGCTAAAAAGCCGTCGTATACGTTGACGGCAACCCCACATCAAGTGTTAAATCATCAATTTAATTTCCCTGGTATCATAAAGTGGGATACTATGGACGTCACCTTTATTGACGCAGTAGATCCTAACGTTGGCTCAAAGTTTTACGCGGCTCTATTGAATTCTGGTTATGTTGCTCCTACATCTGAAAGCGCGCTGGTCACTGGTATTACGAAAGTTGGAACAACCAGCACAATCGGCGAAGTTAGAATTAAACAGCTCGATGGCGGCGGCGTGTTACTCCCCGCAGGATCCGATCCCGGCGAGGTTATCGGTGCCATTGATGCTACAAATATTATTGAAGAGTGGACTCTAAAAAATGCTTTTATCACAAAAGTTGCTTTTGGCGATACACTGGGCTATGATAGCGAAGACTTAATTAACGTATCCGTTGGTTTAACCTACGACTATGCTACTTATAGCTCTGTTCCCGGCGGAACTGCTTACGCAGGATAATAAAAACTCAGAGAGGTTTAAATGAGAAACAATCAAAGGCGAACAGGACACAATCCTGAATCTGCGCCTATTTCTTCTGTGCCAACGGCACATCAGCCAGCCCCGCTGGCCTTTTCGTCTCCCACGGAATTCGTTGAACTTCCGTCAAGAGGCGAGTTCTATCCAGAAGACCATCCTTTTTACAGGCAAGAGACAATTGAAATACGCTTTATGACTGCTAAAGATGAAGATATTTTGACTTCGGAAGCTCTTCTAAAAAAGAATTTGGCTATTGACCGTTTGGTTGAAAATTTAGTTGTTGAAGATCTGGATACATCGACTCTTTTAATTGGCGATAGAAATGCTATTTTAATTGCGGCGCGCAGTTCTGCTTACGGCAGTGAATACGATGTCTCCTTGCGCTGTGAAGCCTGCCTGGCGACTTCTGAAACTAATTTTGATTTGAAAACAGTATCGATACAAGATAATTGCTTTGACAAAGAATTTTTAAGAGAGAACGGATTATCATTTAACAGAGAAACAAATACGTTTGATCTTTCCCTTCCAACCTCTGGTGTGGAAGTTGGCGTACAACTCGTAGATGGCAGAAAAGAAAAAAAGTATGTTGACAAAGAGACCAATAAAAACTTAGTAACTAGCCTTTTAAGTTTATTCTTAGTTAAAGTCAACGGACAGATGGATTATGAAGGTGTGATGAGCTTTATAGACGCTATGCCCGCCGCTGACTCAAAATTCTTAAGAGATTTATTCCCCAAGCTGACGCCTACTGTAAAACTAATTAAAAGTCATCGTTGCGAAACTTGTTATAGTTTAAAAGACGTGGAGGTGCCGCTCTCCGCGGAATTTTTTTGGCCTAAGTGAACAGTACATGGAAGATGTATATGAGCAGTTTTTCTTTATGCAATATAAAGGAGGATGGAGCTTCATCGAGGCTTACAATCTTCCAGTTGGGCTAAGAAACTGGTTTGTTTCAAAACTAATTGAGCAGCTGACCTCTGAGAAAGAGGCCATGGAACGATAAAGCCGGCTAACATGCCGGTTTTTATTTTTGTTTTGTCACTATTTATTAGCAGAGGTTTAAACAATGGCTAGCCCGGAAGAAACAAAAGAACAATTAAGGCTTCTAGACGAAGTTTTAAAGAAGAGAACTGCGATCGCCGACCTCAGCAAAGAGCAGTTGACTGATCTTAGCCAAATCGTTAATCTTATGAAGGACGACTTAGTGTATTCGAAACAGCGTGTTAAAGATGCACAAGACAGTCTAAATTTAAAAAAGGAAGATAAGGATGCCACGGAAGACCAGCTTGACTTGTTAAGAGAGCAAGTTCGAGAAAGAAGAGCTATACACAACTTGTTAAAAGGAAGAACAGCTCTACAAAGAAAACTTGTAACAGAACTGGAAAAAGAGGACAATATAACAAAAAAGATTCGTGAGAAACAGGTAGGCTTCGCCGAAGCTCACCAAGAAGACCTCGAAGGCCGAAAGAAAATTTTAAAAAGCCTCCAAGCTCAGGGGAAGGAACTTGAGGATACCAAAATAAAAGCTGCAGGTGCCGCAAGTTTAACCACGTCTTTGGCTAGTACTTTATGGGAGCTAGCGAAGACGTCCGGACGTATTAGCG